CCATCACCTTCGGATGTGAAACTTCTACCTACAACACTACCAGTTTGAAAGAACATGTTTAAAGCTTCCTGAGGATTATAATTAGTACCATTACCAAGATCAACCTCTGCTATCCCATCAACATCAAGGTAAACACCATCTGGTACCATGCGTGACATGACTTGTTGTAACTTTAAATGTGTTAACTGTATCATATCTGCAAAACCAGTTATTCTACCAACTAGCGACTCTATTCTACCTTCGTACATTCTGGGAGCTACAATTTGATAATTCATTTTAACACTACCAAAATCAGAGTCAGATCTCATCATATTATCAGCCATTTTCCATTTTAACAATTTATCAGGACCAATAAGATACACTCCTTCATATAAACACTCAACAACTCTTTCTAGTTTACTAAACTCACCATCCATATTTTCTATAGGTGGATTAAACGTATCGTCTTTTTGAATAACCTTTTCAGCGCCACTACCTGTTTTCTTTAATTTATAAACATCATTCATATGGGTTTTATAATTAAAATATAAAACTTGAATTTTATTTTTATCTGAGTTTATTCTATAGTTTGCTTGACTATATATTGTTTGTCCAGCATTTTGTGTTATTTCTTTTATTTCTGCCTCTGTCAGTTCTGGAAACTCTTTTACTAATTCATTTAATGGTATTTCTTTTACTTCTCCAATATAGTATATATCATCAAAATATGGAGATTCAGTATGAGAATATACTAAATCAGCAGGATCTACGTACTTTACTTTAGCGCCATCTGTCCAGTCAAATGTAGTTTTTGTAGCGCCTATACCTATAGTAACTAAATCATATAAGCATCTTCTTCTTACTAAATCGTAATCACTATTTTCCATTAAAACATCTATAGCTTGCTCTTCTGCTATTTCAACAGCCTGTTTATATCCCAGTTGCATATGTAGTGCTAACTCCTCGTCATTTTCTGGTAAAGTTTCTTTATCATTTTCACTTATATCTATACCAAATTGTTCTTGAACTAAAGTAGAAAAATTTTTAGCCTTCATATCTCTCATTATAGATTCCATGTATGCAGTTCTTTTCTCTACTCCAAATTGATCTTGTGAATAACAACTTATTTCATAATTTCTTTGAGACATTCCGTTGACAACTATGTCAACAAATTTAGGAATAATTGGAACAGGTTTCCAATCTAAATTAAGGTAAGATAAATCACCATTTATAGATAATTCATTTTTATATTTTTGTATTGATTGTTCTCCTCTAGAATATAATCTTAACTGATGAAAGTTATTTATATTACCGTCAAATTTAGAAGTAGCACCAGTGAACCACTCTTGTCTTATAGCCTTTGCTACTTTAAGTCCGTAATCCTCAGACAGTTTTTCTAAATCACTAACTGCTTGAGACGGGAAGTTTATGTGAGAATCGTATATCATGTTTTATTTTTTATTATTGACGATTGAAATCCTTTATTATTATATTTTAATATATTTAAACTTACCGGTTGTTTATTTCTATCTGGATTAGGTTTATATAAATGCCTGTTACAAGCCATTATTGCTAAACCAGAACTAATAGATGCATCATGTTTTGTCCTTTTGTTTATATCAAACTTAGACCAATCGTTTAATGTATTATTAAAATACATAGTTCCATAAGTACCATCTTGTAATAAACCAACGTGATCGTTTATATACATCTCTATAGCAGCTGCATGAGCCTGTTTTATATCTTCACTTGAGTTCGGTATACCACCTACTTCTTTTTCTGCTACAGATAATTTGTTCCAAACTTTATCAGGTCTATTCATACTAAATCCTCTATATCCTCTTCTACGTAAATAGTATAATAACCTTGGTTTGTTATTTTCCGCAAGTATTGGCATCCCATAAAATACTAACGCCATTAAAATATCTTCAAAAAATATTTCAGCTGTTTGCGGTCTAGCTATATATTCAAGAAAAAAAGTGTTTGCGGGAGCGTCTTCCATTGAGAACTTAGTTAATCCATGCAACGCACCTTTTGATCCTCGATTATCTACTGTTCCAGATATATCATAAGAGTCACAACCAAATGCTCCCATATGCTCATTACCTGGATATTTTACGCCATTTTTTATAATAACGTTATTTTGTGATTCTGAATTAGGTATCCAACTTATACTAAACCTACCATTTGGATCTGGATTAAAAACAACTTGTGTATCTTTTATTCCATTTATCCATTGAAAATTACCAGTTGTTAATACAGATGAATTTCTATTTCCCTCGTTATAATCTATTTGTTCATATATTTTAACAAGATTAAATAAACTATTTCCTGTTTCGTCTCTAAATGCGTGTTCTTCAGTTCTAGGAAATTGGCGATAAAATTCATTTAAAGCGTCTTGATCATCTTTGAGTCCATCAGCCTCATTATCCCAGTGATCTACTACACCGTAATCTATTTCTAATCCGTGTGGATCAAATGTTTGTTCTGTAGGAGTATTGAACACAGGCTGCCCGTATTCATCGATGAATCCTTCGTAATTCCATTCCATAGGAATAAACAAAGAATATAATCCTGACTTAGTCTGTCCATTACGATTTCGTTTTTTAACATCTGAATTGTAGTATAAGTTTTTAAAATTATCACCACCTTTATCTAAAGCGTTTGACGTACTTCCCATCATACATTTACCAACTACTCTACTACCTAATCGTAAACAAGTTTTTGTAACTCTCCAGTTGTTTTTTATATTATCAGGTCTCTCCCACTTACCACTTTCATCGTGAACTAATAAAGAAAGTTTTTCACCATCATAACTATTATCACCTGTATTCTTCCAATCAATAGTTGTATCTAAGCCCTCCATGTCATCTTGCTCTTCGCGTTCCCTCATTTTTTTACGAGTAAACTTTTTTGCTGGTACTCTATAAGCGAGTTCGGACTTTGGCCGGTCCATACCGTCCTGTATTGGTTTGAAGAAGAATGGATAATTTAAACTAATTGGTACTACTTTATCAGTAAACATTTTCTTTGCGTCACTACCAGTTTTAGAAAGTATCCCAAATCTACTATCACTAGCTAATGTAGCTAAATTAACAGTTTCAGCTGAACTCATAAATGAAAAACCAGAACGTCTATTTTTTAAATAACACATTCCGTAACTTCTGTGATCTGCTTTACATGCCTCCCAAAATATAAAGAATAATCTATTTGCTTCTCTAAAATCTGGAGCACCAACATCAATCTTACTCCATTGTAAGTACATATAATGTGTACCTGTTATATACGTTGGTTTACCGTTATTCATAAACCAAAAACCTTCTTCTCTTCTTCTAAATTCTTCGTCTATATATCCATAATGTTTCTCTTTAAAGTCATCAGAATAACCTTGCCAATCAAATACAGTTTTTATTCTTTTAAAATCAGGATTAGTTGGAAACTTTTTCCATTTTTGTTTTGATTTTATTTTACTACGAGAGTATATTTCTTTAGGTTGGTTAGGTAAAGCTATTTGAAATCCTTGTATTTCTATTATTTCACCTATTTGTCCACTTTTAGATATAGATACTATATCGGCTTCTTTATTATAACCATATTTCCATTTTTTAGACTTATTAAGTCTTTTAATGGTATTTATTTTTACAGGTTCTACGACCTTAACTAATGTTTGTTCGTACATTATTTAGATCTTCCTTCTGCGAATCCTTTAAACTTAACTTGCTTCTTTTCTTCTTCCTCTATTGGTTTCCCATCTAGTATGTTCTCTTCTTCGTGGATTCTATTTAATATTTCAAATGCGTCAAATATAGCTAGTTTTTTAGTTGCCGCTGCATTTTTTAATCTATCAGCTGAAACATCATCACCTGAATCAACAATAGCTTCTTTTGCTACTTTAATTAATTCTTCAACTGCTATGTGCCCAGCTTGGATTATATTCTTCTTCGTTTCCTTGATATTCATATTTAATTGTAATAAAATTATTCATAACTCTATATAACCTCTCTCCATCAATAATAAACTCATATTCGCTATTAGGTCTAAATCCTACTAATTCTTCTTTACTAAAAGTATCATCAGAGTATTTTATTATACCTACTAATGGTCTTTCACTTTCTACGTTAAAACTATTAACAGCTTTTAACGGTTTAACAAAACTATATCCTGGTGTAGCTTTCCAGGTAAGATCTTTATAAAGAAATATTTGATCTTCAGTAATTATATATTTATTGTCTTTCCAATAGGACTTGCTATTTCTCTCTCTACCTTTCATATCATGCCACCTTCTAAATACATTATGATGAACTATTACTTCATCATTCATGTTAATTGGTGATTTAGATAACAACGGTGTATCTATAACTTTAGCCCTTCTATTTACAAATTGATGGTTATATACCTCAGTGTTTAATATAAGATCTTTATCTCCAACTTTTTTAGAATTATTATATCTTTCACCTATTGGTGATACTATAAATTCTTTATAAGCTTTCATTAGTATTCTAAATTATATTCTACTGATATAGCCATATTTTTGTTAAAATCCTTCCAAGGTATAACTACATCACCTTTTCTGATATAAATACAGTATTTATCTTCTTCCTCTATTATATCGCAAATTATATGACCACCATAAACCTCTTGCCCTACAGAATAGTGCATAGAATCATTTTTATAATCTTTACCTACTGTTATCTTTCTTATGATATTATTTTTCATCTTTAGGCCAATTTATAGTTCCATCTGCTATATTTATATCATATGAACCATATTCTTTTGAAAAAACGTCTTGTAATTCTAGTATTTTTTTCTGTGAAATGCCTAAATCATGTAGTAATGTGTGTTTTTGGCTTTCTAACTTACCAACATTAAATTGTAAGTTGTTTATTATGTTAACTACTTCTTGCATTTGTTTTAAATGCTCTTCAGATATTTTATCTGCTTTTGGTTTTAAATCAACCAACTCTTCTTTATTTCCCATATTTAATTTAATTTAATTTAATTTATTTTTTATTACCTTTCAAATCCAAGTATTATAGTTATTGGGTGTATATTATATAATTCATCACCATCCGCTAAATCACCAGCAGCGCCAGCGCCATTTTGAATTATCCAATTAGCTAATCTATCCGGTGCTGTATATAGTACCTCACCATTAGCGTGATATTGCACATTACCATCAGTTCTAAAAGTTATTGTAGAAGCGTCTGGTGTTGATTCTACTTCTCCAATTATAATATCGTCTTGTGCGTGTATAATATCTCCTGGTTCAAATATTTTGTTAGCATTAGCTGATCCACCTGATCCATCATCCAATCCACCAATTCGCGCATTACTTGCCGCCGATACATCCAGAGCCCCAGTTGTAGTTACATTAGTTGAAAAATCTAAATCACCATCTGCTGTACATCCAGCTATATATAATTTATCGTATCCAACGTTTATTCCAGAATCAGGTTCTCCTTCTAAAATTAATCCAGAATTAGGTACATATTGCTTTTCAGTAGGAGAAACACCGTCCATAAATCTTTGTATAGTAAAGCTATCTAAACCACTTTGACCCGCTGGTAACTCATCAGTAAATATATTTCCTAATAATTTTCTACAAAACAAAGTACCACCCGCTGTTGCGTTTGGCGTTCCTATAGTAGCTGGAGCTACTTTATTTTCAGATTTAGCAAAAATAAGTTCCATAGCACCTGTTTGAGCAGCCGCGTTAGTACCTCTTAATATAGCTGTGGCACTAATTAATTTACAAGCACCCTTTGGCACGTTAAAAGCTGTCCAATCAAAAAGTACGTCACCATCACCAAATGCTGCTGTTTGATTACTAGCAGGTATTGTTGGTTTTATTGTTACTGTAAAATATTTTCCCATTTTATTTATTATTTATTTGTTGTTGTTGTTCATTTTTCTTAGACGATCCGCCGAAAAAGAAATCGACCACCGTATTTACTTTAGCACTCATAGCACCAAATATTGTTGATATAAAACTTATTTCAAATTCTCCTAAGTCTATATCACCCATCATAAAGAATCTAAACATTACAAAGCTTAATGCAAAATATGCTATCGTGAAGAGTGAGGCAAGTATCTTTTGAATAAGTGCATCGTCTTTATACATATCTCTAGCGCTCTTTCTGTCTTCGACTTCCTTTGCGAAAGCTTCGGCTTCAGCTTCGAGTAATAGTCGTTTAAGAGCGAGTTTAGCCTCATCTCTTTCTTTGTCTGTTGTAATAACTTTATCAAGTATTCCTTCCGCATTTTCTACTACCTTACCGAATAAGCCACCTACTAAATTTTTTATCATCTTTCATTATCTTTTATCATATCATCGATAGACTTAT